GCCATATCCCCCGTGAGCAAACGACTTCTCAGCAACCCATAGCTGTGGGCCAAAATTGGCGTTTATAACGCTTTCTACAACACGGACATAGGTTGGTAACTCAGGTAGGTAAACGCCTTCGTAAAACGCTTCAATGACCCCGTGTATTTGTGTTCCACGCTCGGCAGCTTGCTTAGCGGTTTCTTTGCTATCGGATACTACCCGACTTAGCCAATCTTCTTCCGATTCCCCGTCTATGCGAGGTAATGTAAGTGCAGCGAGGATGGCTTGTTGTTGTTTCCATACATCAAGTGCGGGTTTTGCCGCACACCCAATGATTGTGGTAACTGAGGGCAATAAGCCGAGTTCTCTTGCGTCTTTGACAGTTGTGTTTCTTTCTTTGCCATTCTTGCCAGTAATGCGATAGGCTGGACTGCCATCGGATAAATACCAATGACCACTTTCACTTTGATTCTCTTTCACTAACATAAATCCCCCTTAAATTCATAATAACTGTAGCACAGCTTCTCGGTCTTTCGGATTATTAATCCTATCCGCACAGGCTTGAACCACCGTTTTAATGACTGTTTCAAGGTCATCAGGACAGAATCCAATGATAGGTACATCTTCATCGTAGCCCCGTTCTTGATAAGTCTTGACCGTATATTTTTGGTCAATAAAGTCTTTAATCAGATGGTTCATAGCCTTCTCCTTTCTAGAATGGCACGGACAAGTCCTCATCATCTTCAATCTTGGCGTCTTGCAGTAACTTATTGACATCCTTTTTGTTACGCATTTCGGCTGATTGCATGATTTGGTCTTTTAAACCTTGCGATAGTCCATCAAATATCGCTTGGTCAAACTTCTGTAAATCAAAGATAAGACAGGGATTCTCGCCTTTAGGCAGCCCCGCCTTTGCCACAATCGCTGGTACTGGCGTGACCGCTACGGCATCGGCATAGACATTGCCGTTATTAGCGGTGCGGTGCTGAACGGTAACCATGCACCATTTATCCAGTAAGTTACTAATGTCAAAGCCACGCAACTCATCATCGGTAAATGATTTGCCCCGCCAAGATTCCAAGTCCTTCCGTAATGAAGCCTTATCGCCTAGCGAGAGCGTGTAGTTGCGTGTTTGGATTAGGGGTTTACCATCGTCAGTCTTGAGGTCGTCACCATGCAACTCCCAAAAGAACTTGACTTTACGCAGCATTTTGGTCTGCCCCATGTATTCCGAAGTCTGTGTACCGAGGTCAATAATTCGGTATAAACGAGCCAAGTGCGACCCTACTGGTGCAATCTTGAACTCTTTTTTAGGTGCGTTTGAGCCTGTCACAATCATTGTTTCCCCCCAAAAATGTTAGAAAAATCATCCGCAATAGCAGCCAATACAAGATTAACCCTACGCTTGTTGGGTAATCCGCAATGAAACCTGATTAGGTCAATTTCTGCCAAAGTCAGCATATCGCCATCCTCTGCCTTATCTAGTGCTATCTCAAGGCGTTCTTGTTCAGCCATCATATCGTTATGTAATTCCTGTAAGTCATCCATAGTCATCTCCATAAGTAAACAGCAATACGCTGTAATATAATATTAAGACAATTTAAGCAAATGTGCAAACTATTTGAATCTATGTTGTTTATTTGGTAAGATACCTTAATGCATAAGAAAAAAGTGTTTACCGATAGCCAAGTTATCGAGTTACTGGGTGGCCCTACCAAAATAGCCAAAATCTGCAAAATAAGCGTGCCTGCGGTATCTATGTGGAAAAACACAGGAATCCCCGCAGATAAGCTCGTTTACTTGGGGGCTTTGTTAGAACAAGAATCTAAGGGGCTAGTAACCCGTAAAGACCTATTCCCTGATTCGTACTCCTTAATTTGGCCTGAGTTGCGTTGAGCCAAATTTATTTGTTATACTGTGATGGCAGATTGAACCCTGCTTTGTAGTTATGTCGAAGCCATAAGACCCTTTTGGGTTGCCCTGAGCGTTTACTAAATGATTTCGACACATTTATTAAGCGGGTTCAACTTAGAGCAACCTAAAGGGGTTTTCTCTTTCTGTCTAGCCCGTTCTCAAGCGTGTTGCAACGGTAAAGGCCGTAAACCACTCAGAAGCGAAACGGCAGCAATGCCCCATGATTTGCCGCTAAATGGGCAAATTTTATGGAACTGTCCTGTATTTCAGGGGAACGAGGTAGTCTTGGTAATAACAGACCTGAGCAAGCAAAAGTACCTTACATTTAGTTACAACCGATTTCCGAAACATCCGAACTCGAATAATCATCCTATCTTCGGATAGGAGTATTACGCCCTCAATCCTCACAAACCGACCCGAATACGGAAAATCAGTTATATCAAAATATAACCTTTAAGTAACATAAAAGTTACCGTAATTAACCTAAAGGTATATTTGTGTTACAAATTACACAATTTTTGCCCAATCGGTAAATAATACGAAACATAGGGTTTATCCCTATATACTCACATATTAAGTAAACTTAATCTACAGGCTCACACAAGGAGAAAGCTATGAAAAAAGCACTTTTGGTCGTTTTAGCAGTTGTATCGTTTGGTGTAGCAGCCCAATACGCTAATTGCTGGCAACAGTATGTTTGTGGCCCAGCAGGATGCCAATGGGTTACTATCTGCCGATAATCAATTTCAGGGGGAAATATGAAATTAGCCGTATTACTATTAACGCTATCCGTTAATGTTTCTGCACAAACTACCTATGTCATTACTAATCCGCAAGGCTATGTAATTGGCACAGTTCAGGTACAAGGAAACCAAGCACAAGTGGTTAATAATCAAGGGCAAGTGGTTCAAAACCTGACCATTTACCCAAATCAGGTTGTTAGCCCACAAGGTTGGGCGGTTGGTACACCAAGTTATACCGTACCACCTAGCCCACCATCGCCACCAAGCCCACGGGTGCTGCAATGAACGCATACGAATTAGCACAATGCTTAGAAGATATGGCAGATTTTGATGAATGTGAATACACCAAAGCCGCCAATATGCTTCGCCAACAAGCAGACCGAATAGCGGAGTTGGAAGCGAAACTTTCATGCAAAACAGTAGCAGAAGTTATTGCGAAACATGAAGCAATACCGAGCAGAAAAGAAGCAATAGACAACGCAAGGGAATGGTTAAAGAACCGACCAATCGAATTGGTTGTCAATGAACTACAAACAAAGCCATTAAGTGATGAGGAAATAGACAAAATTATTTATTCAGTTGATTGGGCTTATAACCCAGTTTTACTTGCTAGAGCAATAGAAGAAAGGCATGGGATTAAATGAGCCATTACCTAATCATTGACGAACACGGTCAGCCCATGCGTACAGTCAAGACTAAGCACGAAGCAGACACGCTTATCAAAACTTATACGGATTGGTCGTACAAATTTGTAAAGGTTGAGAAACAAAAATTGGATTTGCCTGATGCACCTTTTTAAATGGACTGGCACTTTTTTATGTTTGCTTGGTATTGGATTGACCAGCTTAAACATTTACCCCGCCAATATTCTATTTGGCTTTGTGGGTAGTGTGATGTGGGCCATAGCGGGTTGGAAGCAAGACGATTGGGCGTTGTTTTTAGTAGAATTTGCTGCGGTATTGATGTACTTTTTTGGTTTGTATTTGTATATTTTTAACAATCTATCTAAATGGGGGATTTAGTGTGGAATTTGAGAAATTTTGGGAAGTATGGCCTAAAAAAGTGGCTAAGAAAAAGGCTGAATCTGCTTGGGGGAAGTTATCCCAGCTTGAAAAGCGAGAAGCTTTGGAAGCCTTGCCAAACCACATCAAACATTGGGAAATAAAGAAAACGCATATTGACTTTATTCCGTACCCCGCTAGTTGGATAAATGCGGGTCGGTGGGAAGATGAACTGGATATGACCCCACCTAAAGAACGGGTAGATAGGTCATGGATGTTTAGTCAACAAGGTATTGAAGCCAAAGCAAAAGAACTTGGCATTTTAGGCAATGGCTACGATACTTACGAAACTTTAAAACGCAAGTGCATGATTAAATTGGGGATGGAAATTGAATAAAGTCTATTGGGGGGATTGTCGTGATTCAATGCGACAAATGGTTAAAGAAGGCGTGAAGGTGCAAATGTGCGTTACTAGCCCACCGTATTATGGGCTTAGAGATTATGGCGCAGACGGTCAAATTGGCTTAGAACAGACACCACAGGAATTTATTGACAATCTTGTAGAAGTATTTGCTTGTGTATGGGATATTCTTGCTGACGATGGAACGCTTTGGGTAAATCTTGGTGATAGTTATGCAAGAGTTGGTGGCGATAGTTCTCAAAAAGGTCGGCATTGGGATAACAGAAAAAATAACCCAACTACTGGACACAATCGTTACGCAAAAGACATGGGAGTAAAAGAAAAAAATTTATTAGGTATGCCGTGGAGATTAGCATTTGCCTTGCAAGACTTTGGTTGGTATTTAAGGCAAGACATTATTTGGCATAAACCAAACCCAATGCCCGAATCTGTTACAGACCGATGCACAAAAGCCCATGAATACATATTTTTGTTAAGCAAAAACCAAAAGTATTATTTTGACAACGAATCCATAAAAGAAGCCGCAACAACGAAAAGTGAAGGAATACGATTTGGCGGTAACAAATATGGTGATAATGATGACCCAAAGTATGCAACTAAATCAGGCAATGTAAGCAAAGAATATGAAAAAGCAAACAAGCGTGATGTGTGGACTGTGCCTGTAAAACCATATTCAGGAGCTCATTTTGCAGTTTATCCTGAAGAACTAATACAGCCATGTATATTGGCTGGTAGTCGTGTTGGTGATATAGTTTTAGACCCGTTTTTTGGAAGCGGCACTACTGGTCAAGTTTGTCAAAATTTGGGCCGTAAATGGATTGGTTGTGAATTAAACAAAGATTACGAAAAGTTACAAAATGAGCGACTTGTTCAGCAAGGACTTGAATTATTATGACCAAAATTACAAATATCAATGTGGGGTTCGGCAGTTGTGTCAATGGCGGCACGAATGGGGGTTAGCAAAGTTTAGGGAATATCTATCAAACTACAAACTTGATAGTCAATTACTAACAGATTTTGCTGACCAATGGAAAAAAGGTAATAAAGGCAATAAGGGGGAATGGATTGAATGAGTTGGCTCTTTTCGCAGGCGCTGGTGGGGGAATACTTGGGGGACATTTGCTCGGATGGCGAACCGTCTGTGCAGTCGAATGGGAAGCATACCCAGCAAGCGTATTGCTCGCCCGACAAAATGACGGAATACTCCCGACTTTCCCGATTTGGGATGATGTTCAAACCTTTGACGGAAACCCTTGGCGAGGAATTGTTGATGTCGTATCGGGCGGATTTCCATGCCAAGACATCTCTGCCGCAGGAAAAGGCGCAGGAATTGACGGAGAACGGTCAGGAATGTGGAAAGAGATGGCAAGGATTATTAGCGAGGTACGACCCCAATACGCATTTATTGAAAACAGTCCAATGCTTACTATTCGAGGACTTGAATCAGTCCTTGCAGACCTGGCCAAGATGGGGTTCGATGCGGAATGGGGAGTGCTTTCAGCAGCCGATGTGGGAGCAAACCACCTCAGAGAACGAATTTGGATATTGGCTTACGCCAACAGCAACAGCAATTTCAGGCAGAAGCCCGGAAGCGATGGAATACAGAACAAAACAAAGAGAAAGTTTGGGTCACAAAACAGTACAGCCGGGCAATTTAGCGGAACAAGTGCTTTATTCGGGAAAAATTCCTTGCAAAGACATGAAAAAACCAACAATGTTGCCAACCCCAACAGCACACAATTCAAAGGAAGGAGCGTACCCTGCGGAATTTACACGAAGAACGCCTACTTTGGCAACCCACGCTGGTGGCAAACTGAACCCAATGTGGACAGAATGGCTAATGGGGTGGCCGCTGGGGTGGACAGACTTAAAGCCATTGGAAATGGACAAGTGCC